ATCATTGCCATCCAACCGTTAAACTTTTCTGCTTCTGGTGTCATTTTCTTAGATTTAATAGGGGTAGAAATTTAAAGAGACCTGCCTCGACTAGGCAATCCCTGGTATGATCCATCCGAAGATGGCGTAGTTGTGGATTGCTGCGAATAAACCAATCATCGCTAGGCGACCATTGAGTAACTCTGCATTCTTCCAATAACCTTCATAGTTTTCAACGTATTCCATCTGAGGTTGGTTAGCAAAGATGTTTTGCTTACCATACTCAGTAACTGTGTTACGTCTTGCTACTGATTGTGTCATGCTGTTAACTTATGTTAAGTAACGTTACATAATTATATAGCAAAGATTAAATTTCTGTCAACCCCTATAGGTGGGGTTACCCCCAATCAGACATCCTTATCAATGTCATCACCAAATGTTATCACGTCAGATCCCAGTCCAGCAATGTAATCTGTGCCGAATGTGACAGGTGCATTGGTTGCAGCAACATTAGTGGTGTCGATATTAACACCAGATAGATCCACGTCACCTGTAAATGTGACAGCATCTCCTAACGTAGTATCTGGTACAAATGTAATGTCTGGTGCTGTTGATTTAGCAACAGATCTAAGTCCTTTGTATGCACAAAGTAAGTTATCTAAGTCCTTATCAGTCACGTCTGCTTCTAATGATGCAGCGAGTGCTTCCTTCACTGCTGTTACAGCAGCATCCAATTTTGAATGTAGTCCACAAGTCATTTACTTTCTCCGTAGTGTGTGTAGGTGGTCGATGATGTCCTCTCGGATCCACATCAATTCATTATAGCACTTCTGATTGTGAGCACAAGTGCGTAGTGAGTTATCAGGTTTATGGACGGACTCAATAAAGATATCAAGTGCACGGTTCCATAACTCATCCTGAGATTCTTTAGGGATTGCCCCTTGGTCTTGCATAGCTAGTCGATACTGTCGTAATAGGTACTCATAGTAATGGTCTGTCATCTGAATGGGCATCTAGGTTTTCTATCAAGTCTTTGCTTGATGAGTTTCCAACTCTCTCCCCACTGCCAGTGCTGTAATTCTAGATCACGCATTGCCCTTTTGTCAAGGTGTTGTGGGAATTCTCGTTTCACTAATTTATATGACACGTTATGATCTCCCTTAGATGTAAACCTAACGTTACATAGAGGGTCACCTCTATCAAGAGTCACGTGATCAGTATTCATAACAACACCTATAGATATAGGTCTAGACCATACTGATAAAGGGAAGCTAGCACATACTAGATCCAATCCTTTACGTGTTAACTCTGGGTGAGGTGTCTGCTCTACCCATACATCCTTAGCATCAGTCCAAAACATATAGATGGAGAGCATTTGAAACTCATTAGGTGCTCCTTTAAGATCAAAGTACTTATCAAATGCATATCGATCCTCTAGGTTTGCTAATATCTGGCCTTCATTCTTTATCTTCAAAGAAAATTGTTGACGAATGGTGAAAGTGTTCTTGTAATAATACTTCCAAGCAGGACACTTACTATGTAAGTAGTCATGGTTAATATCTTTAAGGTACTTCTCAGGTGGTAGAAAATAATCCTCTGGTAAACAATTCCTATTCTTGGGTATATATTCCCCAATGGAATAGTCATAATATATTGTCTTCATAGGTAACTAAACCAACCAGTTACTATCTGCTTCTCTTTTGTATGTGATACTCTACCACGATGATGATGTGTCCAATCAGAGGGCCATATAACTGTGTATCCTTTCTGTGCTGGTACATAAAGGTCTTGATGGTACCATTCAGTACCACCATCAGGCACATCATTAAGGTATGTCATAAAGACTAAGTGCCTATGTGCATTACCTGGTAAAGCATTTGCTCTTTCACTATGCCATACTTTAAACCCACCACCTACAGGGTAAGTTTGCATACTTAATGGTTCAACAATCTGAAACCTAGATGTCTCACAGAAAGGAAAGGTCTCACAATACTTATCCAATACCTCCTGTAATGCCCTGATATAGTCCTGTACAGGAGCAACAGCTAACTGATGAGGCATATGCATATCTAGAGAGTCTTTTACATCTTTATCAACAGTAATATCACCCTCATGATACGACTGTCCTGGAGATACATGTAAGAAGTTTTGCTCATGCCAAAACATTAATAGATTATCACATACAGAGTGATCAATAAAGTCACCCCATACAAAATCAGTCCTCCTCTCACAGTACCTTCCCTTGTATACTGTTATCTCTTCAGTCATTGTATTACCCTCTTAGATGTATCAACTTTACCCCTTAAATTATATGAAACGATAGTCCTTCTTATATCTGATTGGTTTGCAGGTGCTTCATGTAATATACTAGAAGGAAATATAATCATGTCTCCTTCCTCCACCTGCTCTTCAAATGTAGGACAATCACCTGACCAAACATCTCTGAATGGTGAGAAGAATCTTGTAGGACTATGCACCTCTGGATTATACTCAACATATATTACAGAGGACAATCCTATAGCACCATGACAATGGGTACTATGATTTATACCCTTGTAATATTTCTGGTACCATATGTCTGTGAGATCTAACTTCTCTCCACCAGACATGTCCATTAGGTATGGTTTAATGATGTCAATAATAGTATCAGCATAAGATGGTAGTATATTATTACCTACCTTAGCATTAACAAAGTAGTCACTGTACAAACCAAGATCCTCTGGATCCCTATGCTCAGGCATCTCTGGAGGAAGTACATCTAATATTCTTTTCTTATTATGATCCCAATTCTCTATCTTATAATGATAGATTGGGACCGTAAACATATCATAGACCGACATTCTTAATAAACCATTCAGCATCTACAACAGCAAGAGCCTTCTTCCTATTCTTCTTCATGAATAGGATAGGCTCATGGTCTCCTGAGTTAGCACACGCTTGATCGTATGCATCATACACATTCAACTTCTCTTGATTCTTACATTCTATACTAAAAGGAAACTTTTGTCTAGCATCACGAGCCATAATCAAGTCTTCGCCACTCGCTCCCATGCTCCGTGACTCTATGTCCTCTGGATGTATATTCCTCTGCTCTATCAGTTGGTCTCGCACCCACTGCTGAAAGAGTCTTCCCTTCGCCTTCGCTGATTGGGGTCTCATAATTATCTATTACTATAGGTACGATTGCATACTCCATCAATTGAATGCGTCTGGTTAGTGTCTCAACTGTATCGTCAGGAAGAATAGGTACCTCTGCCTGTTTGATAATTGCTCCACCATCTAACTCTTCATTCACATAATGAACTGTGCATCCTGTTACCGTGTCATTACTATCTAGGGCTTGTTCAACTGCGTGTAATCCTTTATACTTTGGTAGTAGTGATGGATGTACATTAATAATGGGGCAATGGAAATCTAAAGGTCTCTTTAGTATTCTCATGTACCCCGCTAAGACAATCAGATCTACATTCCATGCTCGGAACATCTTGATCATCTCTTCTTCATGTGTATGCTTAATCCTTACGTGAGGAATCCCCCACTTCTCTGCCTTACGTGCTGCTCCGCACTCTTTCTTATCATGTATCATAAGCACAACCTCGTGCTTATTACATGTCATTACTATGTTTTCAAAATTTGTGCCCTTGCCTGAGCACATAACACCGATGCGTTTACGCTTCGTCGTCGTCATCATAGTCTTCCATCACAGATAATTTTTGTTCAAGGATTGCAATTTTCTTTTTTAATTGCTCATTCTCTTCTTCGAGAGTGTCAATATGTTCTTGATAAACAATAATCATGTCTTCGAGTCGTATGTTACGTTGCTCTAACTCCCAGTCCATGTTAGGAGTCCTGTAGGTAGACTTAAGTACTTAGGCATTTAATCTTTTCTTCCACTATGACCATGAGCTATTCCTAGCTCATGCATACGAGCATGTTCTGCGATAGGATCTCTTACTTCCTTACCACCAGGACCAAACGTAAACCACACACCAACTCCAACGAGGGTGAGTAGTATACCTATTACTATAAAAACTAATATCATATCTGTTTGTAGGTAGGTTCTTCTTCGTTAATCCTATGCTGAAACTTAGTGTAGTCAAAGTAGGATGAGTAATCCATCTTGCCTTCTCTCTCGTCTAGCACCTCATTGATAAGGATCTTTAACTCCTTAGCATACTCAGGGGTAAACAACCTCCGAGGCACAATCATCATAGGCTTATGTTCCTGTGGTGTCAAGCTCCCTTTATAGTTTGGGTCCACAGGCCCTGACATGCCTTGCGTATCAATTTTGCTCATAAAAAATGGGGACTTACGTCCCCACTATTTAGGTTAGGCGGTTACCAGTTTTTTGGAAACCTTTAGACCACGATACATTAGATCGTGTCTGTTACGCTTTGCATTCTCTTCGAGAATCCTTGCGTTGTACTCTTCAGAGTCGTACTTGACTCCACGATAAGTGACTGTTGTCATTGGCTTTACCTAAAGGTAGGGTGGATAACCCCGTTCCTTCAGTCGGCTTTTGCGTCCCACTCACAATGAGTTGTCTCTCCCATCACTACACTGATCATCTCAGCTCGTGTCTCTTCTTCTATCTTATACTCGCTCATCTTATCGATGAGTGATTGAGCTTCGATACAAGAAAAGGCTGTTGCGATAACTGCTAGGTGAAACATGGGATGAACGATTCCGTTCCGTGTCGGCTTACTTGCGTCCCTTCTGGGATGAACGTATAGGTATGTTACCATACCCTAACTATTTATGCAAGAAAAATGTATTTCTTGTTACAAAAATTAATCAGTCTGACCATGCTTCTTCGTAGACCTCTTCCTTACGGGCTTGCAAGGTCTCGTATGTTTCAAATCCCTCTTCAGTAATTTGAGGAAATATAAGTGGTCCTTGATACCAATTTTCGGGTCTTTCAGCGAGCCAATCGCTCTCTCCTGAGAGGTTCTTCTTCTCATGCACTTGTTTAAACCAGTTATCCCTAACCTTTCGCCAGAGGTTAGAGCTTAAATCCACTAAAGGTATTAGATTCGACATCTTGTTTAATCCCTCCAACGATGTAAGATTCAATCTCAGTTTCCTGCGGAGCATTCTGCTGACCTTTACTATTTAGCCAGTGTTCTGTCCAAGGTAACGGATTGTTCTTGGCGGGTACATCGTAGATAGGATTAATACCTATCGCTTTCATTCTTCTATTAGCAATCCACTCAACATACTGTGACAGTAGTCTGTCATTCAAACCAATCATACTTCCTTGAGAGAATAGGTAGTTAGCCCAGTCCTTCTCCTCATCTACTGCTGATTTAAACATCTCAATAACATTCTCCTTCTCCTCTTCATGGATCTCTGCCATGACAGGATCATCTCCCTTACGCCACTTGTATATTATTTTTTGAGTAAGTGCAAGATGTTGAGACTCATCTCTTGCAATAAGGGATATGATTTTAGCACTTCCTTCCATGAGCTTAAGCTCACCGAAAGCAAAAGAGCAAGCGAAAGACACGTAAAAACGAATGCCTTCGAGGATGTTAACATTTAAAATTGCTCGGTATAATGATCTCTTTAGATCTTTTATTGTCCACTTATGACTTGGTGATGACCTGGCATCCTTAGCCCATAGGTTACCACTAGCATACTGTCCAGCGTATTCTATGAAGTCATTGTATGCTTTGGTCACGGACTCTGCACGTGCCATAATCTTATCATCTTCTAGTACTGCATCGAATACTTCAGATGGATTTGCATACACATTCTTTATGATGTGAGTGTAGGAGCGTGAGTGTATTTGCTCCATGAATTCCCAGACACCCATGCACCCTTCCAACTCTGGAAGACTACAGTAAGGTGAAAATGCCATGCCAGGACCACGTCCTTGCACAGAGTCTAGGAGTATTTGATACTTCAGATTTGAAGTATAGATATGCTTTTGTTGTTCAGATAGAGTCTTGTAATCTGCTCTATCTTTCTGGAGTGATACCTCTTCAGGTCTCCAGAAGTAACCCAGTTGTGTCTGAGTTAACTTATCGAAGTCAGGGTATTTGTATTCATCATACCTTTGCATGCCCAGAGGTTTCCCAAAGAACATTGGTTGCTTAGTAGTGTCTACTTTCTCA